GGCAGTACTGGTTTTTGCGCCACCCACCGACAATCCGGCCATCAACTCGAAAACGGCGGCATTCCATCTTGGGGGAAAGCGCAGCTGCATATTCGCGGGCAAGATAGCCCACTTTGCAACCATCAACGTAGGCAGCAACCGCGTTTGCATCGTGTTCATTTGTGGGCTCGGGGACAAGGATCACGTCAACAAGGGTCGCGTGGCCATTCCGCTTGTAACCGCCAGTGATCTGCAAAAAAGCGTCCTGATAAAATGATTCACCTTTAATGATCGGGAGCCAATCAGAACCGCCAACAACGCTAAAGTCGTAATTGCGACCGCGCTTGAATTTCGGCAATTGCACAACAGGATTATTGTTGCTGATGATTTTGGCGAGCCACTTGAACATTGTCTATTTCCGTGTTTCGTTGTTGCGTTGGTGTGATATTTAGACTAAAAGTACACAATGTCAACACCAATCGTGCGATTTTAATACGAAAGAGACAAAAATGGTCGGAACTAAGGGTATTTTCGCGCGTCAGGCGAAAGCTGCGCGGGAATTGATGGGCTGGACTCAGGACGACCTGGCAAAAATCACCGGGCTGTCGCCTGGCACCATCAAGAACTACGAAAATGGGAAAACGCAGACAGTCGGCACAACCGCCGCAATCCGTCAGGCATTTGAAAAAGCCGGTATCGTGTTCGTGCTTGAGAGCGAAGGTAATCTAAACCGCGTAGGCGTTATCAGGACGGAAAAAGATTAAGCCACCCACCAGCTAAGGTCGGAGCCCATTGTGGGGGCTTGCCCGTCGCTCACTTCGTAGACCGCCATCAATGCCGCAACAAGCGGGTCCACACGCTGGGTCGCTTTTGATTTATCGATCTTGGTTGATCCAGCGGCATCCACGACGGCCACGGCATTGGCGGCAGCCATGTTCAGCAATGGGTGTCCACCATGCCGAACTTTCCCTTCCAGCATCAGCGACATGAAGGCATCGCATCGCGGCGAGAAATCGCGGAACCCTTGCCCCACTTCTTTCCAAGCCGCCATCTGCGCGAAACCCAATTCATCGGCAACCGCGCGGAAATCTTTGATGCGCCACCTGTCAAAGCAAACAACTGCCGGGTCAATCCCCTCATCATCTAGCTTGTCACGCAGCCATTCCACGATCTGCCGGTAATCCATGCTTTCGCCGCCAAGCGGCACCATAACCCCCTGTTTCACCCAGGCATCGTAAGGCGCTCGATCGCGGCGCGCCCGCTCCTCGATCCCGCGCGTCGGGCAGAACACAAACGGCAGCAAATGCACAACACCAGTGTCATCACGCGCGGCACACACGGCGGCGGTCAAGTCGTTACGTGCCGACAGGTCCAGCCCAATTGCAACGCTGTTCTCACGGAACACGTTCATCTCGGGCAACCCGGCGCAACGCTTCCATACTGCAGGTGCCATGAACAGCGACTCCTGCGCCACCCGCTGGTTCAGTAAAAGGTTTCGCGCAGATGCTTCCATTGACGGCAACCTGGAAGCCTGCGCCAACTGAACCTCAAGATCCTTCTCCGACCTGAACAGTCCAAGGCCAGGGTTTGCCTTTCGCCATTGATCGCGATCCATCAGATCGCAACCCTCGTCCGCCTTGTAGACGTGGCATACGGTTTCGGGGTCGCCTGACCGAATGGCATCATCGCACCACATCGAAAAAAGATCCGCATCGGACGGGCTGCTGGTCGAAATGACAACGAGCAACGGATGATCGTGAGCGCCTTGACTCGTTGTTATGGCATCAATGAACGGGCTGGACGGCCCGGTGACCTGGCCCGCTTCGTCGATGATCGCAAGTGCGGGCGACAAGCCGTGCGCCGTCGTGCCGTCCGCAGCCAAAGCTTTGTACTCGACGTTCTGCGCAATCCCGATGATGCGTTTGCCTGATGGAATGATGCGGCAGACTTTCGACAGCCGGTCATCCAGCTGAATCATCTTCGCCGCCAGCGCAAAGACCAGCGCAGCCTGATCGCGGCTCAAGGCTCCCGACACCACCTGCGAATTCAGCCGCGCCTCTGGGCCGCAGATGTGGGCCAGCATGAGCCCAGCAATCAGGCTCGTCTTGCCGTTCTTGCGGGCAATGCTTAACAGCGCACGCCGCGTACCAACCGGGTTATCGTAGATATCGCGGATGAACTGTTTCTGAAAATCCGCCAGAACCAGGCGCTGGCCTGCCAGGCTGCCCTCTGGCACGCGGCAGTATTCCTGTACAAACGCAATGACCTTTTCGCCGCGCGTCATCCGGCTTTCGCTACCAGCTTTTTGCGCTTCTCCGCAATGGCTTCCGTGTAACTGCCCTCGCCGTCTTCCTTCGGGCTGTAGCGGTCGGACATCATCTCATCAAATGTCTTGCCGGTGGATTCGAGCGTTGCCTTGTGGCCGGTGAAGTCCTGCCAGCGCTTTACGGCAACATCGACATAGGCCGGTGACAGTTCAATTCCGCGCCCGTCGCGGCCTAGTTTTTCCGCTGCGATCATTGTCGTCCCAGTGCCGAGAAAGCAATCGACGACACCTCGGCTTCTGTTCATCAGATCTCCGATGATGAACTCGGGCAAATGAACCGGGAACGTCGCGCCATGAACTGACGCGAACTGGTTGTCGCGTTGCGGAGGTGCCTGATAAACGTTTGAATATTTCCCCTGCCACGACGAAAACGGAATAACCCGGCTTGCGTTGTCTGATCGTGACATAACGACGAGCCACTCGAAACGGCTTGCCATGATGCCGGGTTTAATATGCGGAGCAGCGTTTCCTTTGTCCCATGTGATCACGTCAACCAGATGAGACGATGTGTCGTTCATCCATTTGAGCAGCGCGCGCTTGGCACCGGCCAATGGCTGCACATTGAACACCATCGCCTCGACATGCGGAAACGCCGCAGACATGCACGATTTCAATAAATCAGCATACTCGTTTGACGGCAAGTCATCGGAATATGTGTCGTAAAACTTATTTGATTTGCTAATTCCGGGTTTGTAATTGTCACGCAATACTGCGGCATCGCCTACGTTATATGGCGGCGAGGTGAACAGAACAAACCCGTCGCCGATTGCGAGTTTATCCCAGTCATCCGGGTTCGTCGCATCACCGCAAACGACACGATGCTTCCCCATCACCCACACATCACCCAGCACCGTCACCGCGCGCTCAGGCACATCCGGTACAGCATCCTCATCCGTCAATCCCGCCGTCTGCACCGACAGCAGTTTCGCCAGTTCATCATCCGAGAACCCCATCAGCCCGCCAAAGTCAGCCGCAAGGTCGGCCAGTTCATTACGCAGGATTTCCTCGTCCCACCCGGCATTGAGCGCCAACTTGTTGTCGGCAATCACCAGCGCCCGGCGGCGGCGGTCATCCAGCCCGGTGACAATAACCGCAGGAACCTCGGCCATGCCCAACTTGCGCGCCGCCAGCAAACGACCGTGACCCGCGATCAGGTTGTTCTGCTCATCAATCAAAACCGGGTTCGTGAATCCGAACTCGCGTATCGATGCCGCAATCTGTGAGACCTGTTCATCCGAATGCGTCCGGCTGTTCATCGCATACGGGATCAGCGATGACACCGCGACCGGCTTCGTCTCGTAGAATTGAGCCACGCTAATTCCTTCCCATCGGCTGCGCCAGCAAACTGGCAATATCATCATTTCCGGCAACGGTGCCCGCAGCCCGGTTTGCCGTCTTCGCGTTCTTGTCAATCGTCACGGCATCCGCAGGAGCCCCCGTGATGCCCAGCGCGCGGGCAAGCGATAGCTGGCGGGTCGTCAGGTGCTGGATCGGGTCAAGCAGCGGCGACCGCGCAAACTGCGTGCCCGTCTTGCCCGCACTGACAACCCAGCCCGCCTTCGCCACGATGGCCAGCAGCTTGTCGAGTTCAACCGTCGTCGTCGCAAGGTTCGCCGCCAGGATCGGGTCGAACTCCCGCCAGTCATCCGGCGACCGGCTCGTCATGATGCGGTCGAAGATCGCTTGCGCCCGGTTATCATCCTCCGGCTTCGGCAGCCGGGATACCTCGACCAGCGGCCACTCGATGCGCCGGGCGGTGTTCGCCATTGCCTTCACGGCGGCCTCCACGCTGTCGGACCTGGGGCGGCGGTTGTCGGCGGTCATTGGATGGTCGCCATGCGGTTGACGGAGATCAGCGCGG